TCTAAATCTAAATTATCTCCGTTTGTTTCCTCTAGTAAATAATTTGTGTTACTATTAGTTGTATCTGTTGCGTCCTCTAACACTATCTCACCAGTGCTTCTGACATTGATATCTGCAGACCTTACTATTGGGTCATATCCTCTTAAAATTTCATTACTATTTAGTGTTAAATTTTTAAGAGGTATTTGTCCTTTACTAATAATTTTATTCGTAGACTCTAGAGCTATAACTGTAGGAATAGTAAAGTCTTCTTCAAGTAATAGTTGGTCGCCTTCTCCTAAGTCAATACTTGTATCTCCACCATGACTATCTAATAAAATTGTTCCCTCACCATACTCTAATTTAATTCCAAAGTTTATGACATTATTTAGACCTCTACTACCCCAAAAAGAATTTTCTGTGTTATCTTCAAAAACTATATTGTCGTTATTTTCGTCTAGTAATAAATCTACTTTTGATGTTGTGTCATAATGTTCAACAACAAGTGCACCATTTTGTTCTAAATCAAATCTATTTCTTTTTGTGGTTTCTTGTGCAAGATGAAAACCATCTTCTAACAATAGTTGACCTGCATCCTCCATTTGTATTCCAACATCAACACCACCATTGAGTTCAAATATATTATCAACACCATCATTGATAATTAATTTTTCTCTCCTAATAATATCACTAAACTGAAAATGACCAATATCAGATAATGGAATCGTTTCTTCGTTATTATTATTTCCATCTAGAACTAATCTATCTCCGATATTAGAAGCAAAGTTAAGTGGGAAGTTCCACTCTCCACCCTCTTGTAATATTCTAGAAGTTTTAGAGCCATCATCATCTTCATTTAATATTCTAAATGTTTCTCCGTCTACACCTAATGATTGTCTTTCTAATACAAGAACAAATCCATCTTCTAATAATAAAGAATCACCAGCATCTGCAGCTGTAGCAGATGTTCCGTCAAGTAATATATTATCACCTATGGTATTTCTTTCTAGTTCTGTGAACGTAGTAGTTTGGTCTAATGGTAAAGTTCCATCAAGTAATAAATTACCTGTGTCAAATACTGAGGCTGTACTCTCAAGTGCTATTCCATCTCCACCATTCTCATTTCCAAAAGGTGTTTCTGCTAAATAGATTAAAAGATTTCTTCTTCTCTTAGGTGTAGGTCTTGCACTAATTTTTGTTACAAATTCTTTTACTAAAATTCTATCACCCTTACCAGATGGTGCATGAGATTTTTCACTCATCATTCTACCACCACCATCTCCAGTTCCTGCAGTAGTAAAGTCATCATGGGTTCTAGTATCAGTTTCATATAAGAAGGCGTCACCTGTCATATGAAAACCATCTTCTAAATCTATACCTTGATTATCTTCAAATAATATATTATCTCCTACATCAGTACTGGCAGCAGATGCATCAAGAACTAAATTATCTCCTGGCAGTACTCCATCCTCTTGTATTATTTTTTCATCGCGATTACCAAGTTCCATAGGATTAAGAGCTTCTAATCTAGATTGTAATACTTGAGAAAAGATTGTTTCAAATGTAGATGCGAGTATCGGTGAGAATGATTCTGTATCACCAGTATATGCTGCAACACCAGCAGCTGCTGTTTGTATCTCTGCAGAAATCAATGTAGCTAATGTAACTTTACCAAATGGTTGAAAACCAGCTGGGTGAACAGCCTTTTTAAGTTCATTAACATAAGTTGAAAAAGATTGTCCTACTTGCACTTCATATGAGTAGTCTTGATAATAATAAGAATCTTGAATACGAATTAAATCCTCACCAAGTCTGTGAGTAATTTTTTTGTACTCTCCATCAGAGGTAGATGTGGTTGCAACAGAGGTTGTACCTGTGGCTATATCAGCTGTAACAATAGTTCCACTACCACCATTTGAATCAGTTATAATAACATCACGATTAGAAAAGTCGATAGGACTTTCATTAATTATATCATCATCTGCATCAGTACTAGAACTATCAGTTGCATTTAATATTATATTACCAGCACCAGTTTCATCAGCTAATATAATCTGACCCATAGCATCTGTACTAGATGCATCAGTTCCGTTAAGAATTAATTGGTCACCAAATTCTTCAGTAGATAATCTACCACCCCCATCTTCCTCTAGAAGTATAAACTGTGAACCAGCATTTTCATTTTCTCTGTATCTATCAATTAAAAGATTATCACCAACATCTGCAAGTTGGCCAATAATTGTTTCCTCTAAAAATATAGTACCACTATTATCTTCAAGTAAAATTACATCAGTATCTTTCCTACCAACAACCCCATCTTCTAAACTTATGTTTGCAATATTAGGGCCATGGTCTGTAGAATCAAATATTACAGCTCCACCCTCATTATCTACTGTCGTTACATATTGACTTGTATTAACTTGATTACCAGCACCTTCTGCATTTGATGCATAGTAATGTAAAGTTGGTGCACCAGAGGCTACAACGATTTGAATGAATGCTCCAGTTGTTCCTATATCAATCGTTGCTGCAGATGTTGTAACACCAGTAGTATAAGCCGAACCACTATTATGAGTTCCATCAGAGGTTTCTGAAAATCTAAAATCTTTGTTTAAGGACTCGGTTGCATTATAAAGTGAACTATCTGATAAATCAAAATAATAAGTATTACCCTCAAACAAAGTTAGTATGGGTTGTTTCTCATCTTGAATATAAAATATATCTCTTTCTAATTCAGTATCATAAACTGATTTAACTTTAAATGTAATAGTTTGTGGAGATGGAGTTGATGTTCCAGTTCCATCTAAAATAATGTTTTCACCATCATCAAAGTCTTGTTCATCTTCAAGTAGAACACCACTAGGCATGTGTTCTAAATTACCTTGTTCTAATTGTATGCCTTCATTGAATGTTCCAGCTTGTTCTTGTTGAAGTCTTATGACGTTTTCAAAAGTAGTGTCAAGAACTTGAGTATCACTATCAAAACCTTTGACAACTCCAGTATGAGTTGTCAGAGAAGCAGCTGTTGCAAAAGTTCCAGTTACATCTTTGAGAACAAAGTGAGCTCTAAATGTAGCTTCTGGTGGATTAGATGTTGAGTATCTAAAACCATTATCAGTAATCTTGATAGACTTAGCAGCACCAATATCAGTTGTTGTTGCAATTAATTTAGTACCAGAACCAGATGTGGTTTTTGAAACACTAACAGTTGGTAGTTTTGTATAACCAGCTCCATTGTCCCCTACGAAAACTTTTTGTATCGAACCAGATTCAGTAGATGTTGAATCAATATCTTCAAAGGTATCGAACTCTAAAACAATTTGGTCTGTGGCTGTGGTATGAGTATCAAATACCTCTACAGTATTGTTTGTTAGAATGTTATGTCCAGCATCAATCGAGGTCGCACCAACGACATCTGTTGCGTCTAAAAGTAAAAAGTCAACCTCTTGTCCACGAATAAAAATTTTAGTTCTGTCTACAGGAGCTTCCGCAAAAGTTATTTGAGTTGCAGTTACTGTCCATTGAGTAGAACCATCTTTTTTAAATTGTGGAAAAACAACATCATCAAACGTAACGTAAAGTGGTGCATCACTTGTGCCATTTAAATTAGTAAAGGTAAATACTGTAGTTGTACCATCACCTAAAAAGTTGTCAGTTTCAGTAGACTCTAAAGCTATTTTAAAATCTTCTAAGTTTGTTACAGTTCCATCTTCAATCAGTATTGTATCAGAAGTTGTTCCCTCTTGAAGAATACCACCACCGACCATACTTACAAATCCACTAGCATTCGATACAGACTCATCTACAGAATTGGCAGTAAAGGCTACAGTATCACCAACCTCATAACCAGTTCCAACATCATCTACAATAACCTCACTTACTGAACCCTCTGATATACCATCAACAACGAGTGTTGCAAATGCATTTCCTATTTGTTCTATTTCAACAGCTTCAGTATCAGAGTGAAGAATACCATCATTTGTAACACTTGTATCAGCAACAATTCCTTTTAGAGTAAAACTTACAGTAACATCTCTTTGAGTTGATACTGCGGTAATTGTTTCATCATCAACAAACGTACCAGTTACATTTGCAATTTGTAATGATGTAACAGAGTCATTGAAAGTTTCATTTTGTTGTTGTGTCGTAACAGCACTTTCTACGATAGCTGTTGCACCAGAAGTTCCACCAGTAATTAATTGATTGACTATCTCATCTCCGTTAGACCCACCTATAGGAATAACTCTTAAAATAGTTTCTTGTGTCCACTCTGCATTTGAAACTCTCATCATATATTGGTTTGGATAAAATATTTCGGAGTTCTCATCTAACAACATACGCATAAAAAGTTTATGACCCTCAGATGTTCCTTTAGCAGAATATAAATCTTTAATATTTTTTATGAGTTTTCTTTTGTCTAGTCCAGATGCTAAATTTTCTGGTATGGAGGCTAAGAACTGGTCACGCATTTGATTTAAGAAATCAAATAAAGTGTTATCAACATTAGCATATTCTAACATCTGTTGAATATTTTGAATTGGGTTTCCACGATATTCATCTACTGTTGCTGTTGAACTAGATGTTCCACCAGTTATTGTTTCACCAGTAATAAACTTTTGTTGACCAGTAACATAAAGGTAAGTATTTCTAGAATCTTCAACAAGAACTTTGGCTGTGGCATTAGATGTCCCACCAGTAACAGTTTCACCTACTACAAACTGTCCAAGTGTTCCCTCACCAATTTCTGTTACAATTCTTTCTCCATCAGTTTCATCTAGAATATATGAGGTACTTGCAGTTTCTTGAACTATATAATTTATCGTCTGTGTAAGAGTTAGTCTACCTGCTTCTAAAAACTGAAAATAATCTTTTACAAAATCAACAAATACTGGATGGTCTGATTGAACAAAGTCAGGAACTTGTCCCTCAATAAGAGGAGAAACCTTTTTAGTAAATTTTGATTTATCTTCTGACATTATTAGTACGCCGAACTAGATGGTGTTGATGGTGTTGACGTTACTGTAGTTGTGGTTGTTGTAGCACCACCAGCTGCAACAGTTTGAGTGGTTGTAAAACCAACACCAGTTGTAGCAGTTGGGTCAACTCCTGCAGATACCTCTGTATTTACTAAATCAATTTCAAGTATCTGATTTCTAACAGGAGTTACATCATAAGAATTTGGTATTACTGTAACACGAATTTGTGTTGAAGTTGAACCATCAACTTCAGCCACTCCTGTAATTATGATTGCATTAATTGCAATAGTTCCATTTGTATAATCTATAGTTCCTGCGGCTGAGTCTAAGTAAACTCTCTCACCAGATACCACAGAATAAACTCTAAGATTACCAACACCATTATCATCAAAGAAATATGTTGTGGTCGTTACATTATTTAAGAAAAATCCAGTAGAGGCAACAATTCCTCCAACACCACCAGTGCCAGTATGACCAGAATGTGGATTATAAAATTTATTATTAAAGTTTAAATTATAGTTAGTAGATGTTGACAATGTTGGTGTAAATAATTTCGCCAACGTGACAGTTGTAGTATTATTAAGTATAGCAGTATCAGTATTATCAATCAATCCTAAAAGTTTTGAATGTCTGAATGGTGCATTAAATGTTTGTAAGTCAGATGTATTATAATTTGATATTGTTGTATTTACTAAAGTTTCTAAATCACTAGCAGTTTTTGTTGTTGAAGTAGAGTCATATTGTATCGTTGTATTTAAAATTAAAAACGTAGTTTCTGCATCAACAATTACTGGAGTGATAGACGATACTTTAAATGGAGCTAGAGCGGTTACTAAATTATTTTTTTGAACAAGAGTTAAATTATTTCCTGTAGTAGATTTAATTGAAATAAAAACTTTACCATACTCTGGTATAGAACTCACACCTGTACTAGTATCATAACTTCCATCCTCTCCACCAAATACCGAAACAGCTTGTGTGTTAGGAAACAATTTTCTAACAAAAGTTTTATAGTCGTTTACAGTAACTGCTCTACCTTGAGCCGCATAATCTAATGGTGCATTCAGTTTTATTGATTTTATAGTTTCTGGTTCAGCACCACCTGATGCATTTGTAACAGCTGTTGTGGTAATTGTGGTAACACCATCTATAGAAGATGGAGATGAAAAAGTTGAGGCACCATTTGCTGCAGTTTTGTTTGTCACCACATATTGTAAAGTAACTACGTTTCCATCAGAAACAGCTCCACTCACAACACCATCTCCAAAGTAAACTTCAAATCTTCCTGCTTCAATTTCTTGTAAATAATAAACTTTACTTGAGGAAGAAAGTTGGGATATATCTGTTGCTTTTGTATATGTTGTGGTTGTAGTATCTGTTGCAGAGTTCTGAACTTTAACACTAAGGGTATTCGTATCTGCACGAGGGTCAGTAAGAATAAATCTTTGGTCAACATCAGAAGAATCTACAAGATACTTTGAAGTAACATATGTTCCCTCATAAATTTTAGTGGAGTCAAAGTTAATTGCATTCCCTATATTACTTGAGGTAATATCAGATATGGTTACAAATTGATAATTTACTCCATCTACAGTTGTGGTAAAGGTCGTACCTGCAGGCATTGTCTTTGATGCTGCAGTTGTAGATAAAGTAACATTAACTGTTGCAATAGGAGCTCTAGCAGAACCAACTTCATAACCTAGAGATTTTGCTTGAGATACAACACTAGAACGTAAACTGGCACTATCTAAAAACATTTCGTTTGCAACCATGTTAGCATTGTACGCCATGTAGTGTGTATTATACGCAAGTGTATCTAGTAAGATATTCATACCAGAGCCTTCAAAGTCATAGTCTTTAAATTGAGATTGACCTTTTAGAAAAATTTTTAAATTATCTTTTATATCATCAAAGTCAAGTTCCGTAACTTTTAATCTTTTTTCATTTACTGCCATTATCGTAATCTCTCTAACATGATTGATAAATCAACTAATTCAGTAGGTGTGTTCACGACATAAAATTCTATAGATACTTCATAAGCATTTCTATCAAGTAATGGAATTGCTGTAACTCCAACTAATCTCGCTCTAGGTTCAAAGTTATTAATTACATCTTCTATTTTTCTTGCGAGTACTTGTGCTGTAACTGGAGTTATTAATTCAAATAACATATCTCTAACTCCAGAAGCAATCTCTGGGTGAAAAGGTTTTTCGTAATGATTAAGTAAAACTAAATTACGAATAGAGCGCTTCACAGCTTTAACATCAGTTAATTCTTGCACATCAGAGTTAGAAGATTTCTTACCAAAGAATAAATCTAAGTCTCTATACTGTCTAACATTTCTACTAGAAGTGTTTTGTGTTGCCGCGTCATATAATGCCAATTTGAAGACTCCTCATCTTTATTTTATTTATAACACTTATCCCTTAACTGTGGGGTCTAATTTTTCTAAGGTTTCATATGTGATATAAGCAACATTTAAATTTAGTACATTTGAATCGGCCTGCAAAGGAATTACTGAAACTTTAGGTGGGTCAGAATTTTGTATATACCCTATTCCAATATTATTATCTCCGTCTGGATTATCCTCTACAAAATAGTAGTCAAAAAATTCTTCATTATTAATGTAATACCTAGCAGCAAATTCTTTTATTGCTACTGGTTTTTGTTTTAATGTTAATTCTTGAATTGTACTAACCAACTTAAATCCATCTGTGTCTATATCTGCACCAGAGGGTAAAGTTGATGTATAAAACTCTTCTGAGATTTCAACTCTCCTACTAGTAAACCCAGCAGCTGATACTTGAGCTTTCTCTGTTTTTTTTACTTCAACCTTTTCAACTTTTCTAGTAGTTGGATTAACTTTTTTTATAACCTCTTTTTTTACAACACTTGCATTTTCTGGTGTGGTTGCTTTTATTTGCACTCTTGTATTATTTTCTCCTATTGATGGTCTAAGTACAGAATTTATTTCACCAGATAAAGTACCTGGCCCCGACCCACTAAGAAAAGCATTTGCCTTTGCAAAGTCTGCATTCATTTTAGCTTTTGTTGTTTCCGAACCTATACTATCAATTGCTTTTTGAATATCTGTTTTTTCTTTTTCTGTTACAAGACCCAATACCGATTTAGTTTTAAGTTTTGTCAGCTGACTAGTAAAGTTAGTAAAAATTTTTGTATCAACTGCATTAGTATTAGGAGTAACAATTGAAACTGTTTCTTTCTCTGGTGCAACTGTAGGTTGTTTAACTGCCACTGGTTTTTCCTTAATGAGTGAAACAGTATATTTTACTTTAATATCTGAATAAGTTCCAGTTTGTTTTGGGACTACGATTTTACCATTTAGTGAATATGAGATGTTTGTGAAAAAATTTTGATTGGTCTTCTTTCCTTGAACCTCTAAAATTTCTTTGGGTGTTTGTGTAAGAGTGATAGTTGTTGCATTGCTAACTCTTTCATTAAGTTCCTCTGTAGTGACTCCAGTTCCAGAACTTGCAGCTGGTATCTCTAGATTAGGTGCAAGTGCACATACATCACCACCACTACTGATAGCTGCTGTAGCATCAGTAATAAGTTTATCAAGTTCTAAACCTTTTTCTTTAAGAGTTTCTCCAAAGTCTTTTTCAAGTTCTGCTAACTTATTATTAAAAGCTGCTATACCCTCTATTGTTGTTTTGTCAATATCATTAATAAGACTTGTAAGTTCTGCTTGAAAGTTTACGTTAGGAACTTCTGGTAAATCTAATGCAAGTCCATCAAGTCCATCTTTTACATCAGCTAATGCTGTGTCGAATGCTGCAGCTGCCTCAGATGCAGCTGCATCTATTTTAGATAAGATTTCATTTTCTAAATCTGCAATTTTTGTTGATGCTAAATTAAGTTCTGGACTTGCTCCACAAAGATTTGGAATAGTAAAGTTTGCCACTATTAATCTCCTATAAATACAGTCGCAGATGCAGACTCAATTTTATTAGAACCATCTGAACCAGATATACCTGCTGGGTCATCCCCAGTATCCACAGTATCGTCAAGACGAGCTGCACCTTTCGTACCATTATTAATATTAACACTATTTGTTGTTGTTGCAGAACCACCGCCAGAATCCATATCAATATCTGCCTCTGAAGTAATTGTCATTTTTGTTGCTGATTTCATATTTAATGTTGTACCAGATTTGATTGCCATGATACCAGAAACAGTATCAATCGAAACATTACCACTTGCATTAAGTGTAAATTTACCACCAGTTGTGGAAGCAAAGATATCACTTTTGGCTACTAACTTATATGTTCCATTATTTATTCTTTGTTCATTACCCTCTGTGGTTACATCAACATCTCCACCAATACGACCTTTGATACTTTCAGTAATATTAAATGCATGATTACCATTTATTTCTTCTTCAACATTTCCGCCTGACTCACCATATCCAACTTTTCTTCTAAAGTTCTTTCCTATCTTTTGTGTATAATTTCCCTCTACTTCTAAATGATAATCACCTTTGACAAGATGTCGAACATTTCCACCTATTGTTAAATTAACTGCACCCTCAATATAAACATTTGAACCACCCATAATAATTTCACAATTATCACCAATGACTTTAACTGTTTTACTTCCGTCTGTAACTATCTCCTCATATGTTCCAGAACTATGAGAACGAAAAAGTCTTTCTCCTCCTGGCGTGTCATCTATTTCATTAATGTGTCCAGACTCAGATTCAAATACATGGTTAAAAGGATACATTCCAGAACGATAAACTCCGTAATCTTCTCCATCTTCAGAATTATAATCTACGTCTTTTGGATGAGGCTCATCAAAACTAGTGCGGTCTTCTTGAACTGCTTCGTCTGATACTGTGGGGAGATAAGGTTGAGTTGCAGTCTGAACTCCAGTTTGTCTATTTCTTCTTCTTTTCTTAACTGCATTATGTGTCTCTGATGCTTCACCTCTGGCAAGCATACTTGTATCTGACATTCTTAACTTATGACCAGATGGCATGGTTACATCAAAACCATCTACTGGGTATGGGCCATAAGTTGGAGTTCCAGCATAAAGTGATTGTTCACTATAAGGACTGCGCGGGTCATTAAAACCTTTTGTATAGTCTGGCCTTTTATTAGGTTTGCCCGGCAGACTTCCCATAATGATAGGTTGTTGTTTTTCTTTTGCATCAGCGAAAAAACCTACGACCCAAGTTCCCTCAACAAGAAAAGATGGTGTCTGACCTAAACCTTGTAAAGATGGACTTGTCGTTGGAGCCATGACAGTAGCCCACGGCAAATCTGCGGTAGGAATATCATTTAAATCGTTTGTATGAAATCCAAGACAACGAACACGAACACGACCTAGAGCATCTGGGTCATTTCTATCTTCAACAACTCCAGTAAACCAAACAAAGCCATCAAGGCCCATAAAATAATTTTCAGACATGCATAACTCCTTACAGAGTTATTTATAAAGAAATCTTGGTGCCTCCTACTGGACTCGAACCAGTACGCCATATGGCCACGGATTTTAAGTCCGTTATGTCTACCACTTCCATCAAGGAGGCATGGTAGTCGTGATAGGAATCGAACCTATTCGAGAACGCTAATCTGGCGCTGAAAGACTTATAAGGCCTCCCTGTGTACCAACACCCACGACCAATGTTTGGCCTCTCCAGCAAGACTCGAACTTGCGACCTACAGTTTAGAAGACTGTCGCTCTGATCCAACTGAGCTATGGAGAGTTATATTTCTTGAAGTCCGATATTCCCTGCTATCATAATTCGTTTATCTTCACACGAACATGGCGGTACTAAATGTTTGGCAAGTGATGAGAAGATAACCAACTCACCCTCATTTGGTTCAAATATAATATTTGATTCTGGAAAGACTAAAGGACTTGAGCCTTTTGGTGTTTTGACATAGTAACACCACGACCATAGATATGGCCAGTGATTGTGTACTTTAGTTTCTTGACCTTTAGTGTAGACAGCACCCCAACACTCGGAAGTGTAAAGAGGTACTTTTGTTTTTACAATATCTTTGGCGACCATAAGAACAGTATCAGACAACGCCTTAAACTCCGCATTGGTTTTATGTGTAGTCCAGTTTGTCATGGTTGCTTTGACATTTGTAGTGTGTTTCATTTCGTCTCGCTGCGAGAGTAGATAATTCTCTAGATTATTTTTCAGAGTGCTACCAATATCCAACGAGGTTTCATAAACTGGAAGCCTCATCAGAAAATCATAGTAGTTGGTTTTCATTCTTTTCTCCAAATCGTTTCGGCTGCGAAACGCGGGCTAAATCTAAAATCGACTATAGTAACTTCAAGTCTATTGCCCCTGCACTCAAAGGTGTTAGTGGACTCATCATATATTACGATACTTGTAATCTCTCTCAAACAAGATTATCGCCTATTTCGATTTTATTCATCATACCATAAACATTGCCAGTTGTCAAGGGCGTGGCATTTATTATATGCCATTTTTCCGTAATGTACTCCAACTTCTAATGTTGTACAACTTGACAGTAACAGAATGCATAGTAGTATAAAACTTATTAATATATATTGTAGCTTGTAAGACCTTATCGGTTCTATCTTACAAGCCTCTTCAAATTCTTTATACCTATTCTCCATTTTCAAACACCATCAAATATACCATGAATATTATCATAGCTATAAAACTGTAATAAAATAATTCAAATGTCATTTCGTATTTCTCCATAACGAATGTAAAACATAAAACCATACACCATTCAATGTAGGTTCTATAAGTGCAACAAGACCAGCCTCCCATACTGATGAGCCAGTCAATAGATAAACAATTGTTGCAGCGATAATCATATGACCTATCGTGTATATAATTGAAAGTGTTAGACTATCTGCGTTTACCAGTACTTTCATCTTTTGCCTCTGTGGCACTTAGTACAACTAAGTTACCTTTGTTATATGCCTGACCTAATACAGCATTACCATTGTATTGTTTGGCATTTCTTTTTGTTTGTATTTTCCAATCATAGTCGGTAATTTTTTTCTCTGGAAGTTTCACAGTAGGCCTGTCCAGTTTTAGGGGGGCGGGCTTTCTTTTATAGTTTGGGTCTACACTCATTCTTCTTAAAAACTTCTCATGTTGAATCAACTCTTGTTCCATACGTTTGGATATCTTTTTCTTCTTACGTTTTTTGTGATTGTTTGTAGTCCAATATGCTGGAAGTAAATGCATTGTCATATTATAACCCCATATAGTAATTCAGTATGCCAGTGATATTAATGAATATGCCAACACTATTAATGACTATCAAAGCTCTATCATGCCACCAAACACCTACAAGTAACCAACCAGATAAACCAATGGCAAACAACATCAGATTGTATGGTTCTAAACCACCAACTGAAGTAAAGGCTTGTGCGACTATTAATACTAAAGATGCTACCCACTTGACGTACCAATCTTTAGTATGTGTGGGAGATAACTTTTTAAAATTTATATTCATATTTCACTCTCATTATATTAGTATAGTAACATGATTCGGCTAGAATGTCAACGCAATTTCTGATTGGATACTTATTACATTTATAGATTACATGCCGCCTGCCAGAAACAATGCCGCCCCTGCTGTAGAAATAGGTGGGAGCGCTTTGCAGTGGTTTTCACCCTAACTCTTGCGAGTTCCAGTAAACGCGCCCTGGCCTCCACCATGTGCACCAGAGAGAGCTCAACACATCATCACACCATCATC